CAGGTACTATTGTATCAATGCCACTTGTGAAGTTTAAATATTCAGGGTACAAAGTATTATTCTGTCTTAAATATTTAATCATTCTTTGCTTGTAAAATTCTGCTCGTGTTCTATATCTATTAGCTACATCAATCATATCCTGCATTGAAGGATTCTCTGTGTTATCACCTGACTTTCTTAATAGACCTTTATTATAAAACTGATATGATAACCCCATAGGAAGTTCACTCATAACATAATAAATCAAACAATCTGCTACATAGTTATTTAAAAGTAACACTTCATTAGCATTTAAATTAGCTGCAGTTATACCTGCTTGTAATCTATTATATAATGTACTTCCCAAAGTAGGAAGTATATACATATCCTGTGCAGTCTTTATTTCAGGCAATACTAACTTCTCATCTACATTAGCGTGTAATCCTGTTCTATCTTTTATACCTTGTACAGATATGAATAATGTATTTAATGACATCTTTTATTTTTTTCTTGTAACTATATTTGTTTTCCACTCATGACGGCATGATTCGCTTATTGTTCCATTATCATTCCACCATCCACCTCTTCGATCCCAAACCGAATATCCTAATCTAGAACTCATCATTTCAATATCACTTCTGCTATATAATTTATTTGCATCTAATAATGCTACACAAAAAGGTCTGCTATTAGTTATATCACTATTGTTAAATCCAGATTTCCAATCATATGAATATTTTACCAATATTTCAGTTGTTTGTGGCTTTGTTTCTCCTACTGCTTTACTCAATGGTTGTGTTAACTCCCTTGAAATTATAATGTTGCTATTTATTCCTTTGCCTATTTTAGTTTCAGTTGTTTTTAAGATCTTACGATCTTCCAAGTCTTTTATAACTGTATTAATAGTTTCAATACTTTCATCTAAAACTTCAGCAAGTACTTCCGGTGTAATATCTTTTTGTTTTGCTATTTGATCTAATATATCCGATTCTAATTGGTTTACATCAGCAAACATATAAAAGTCTGCTTCATCACTAAAACGTTTTTTAGATTTCCAAATGTTATAACTATCTTTGGATTCCCCAAATTCAAAAAATATTCCAAAATCTTGTGCTGCAAATTGTGCATCTAATTCCTCTGATCCTAACCAAGTATTAACCTCTTCGTCACTTAAAGCATATCCTGTTTTAAGCATTGCAGAGGCTTGCTCTCTATTAATTTTACCTTTAGTAAACTCCCTAATAATACGCTGCATATTTTGCCATTCTCTACCTTTTAAACCTTTAATATGTTCATTAACAGATAAAGTTTGTGCAGGTGCAGTAAGATCTTGTACAGGTGCGTATTTGGTCATATCAATACCAATCTTTTCTAATATCCATTCTTTAGGAGCAACTGAAACTATTGTAGCTTCACTAAACTCTATTCCTAATGGTTCAGTAGGTATAATCTTAATTTCAGTTTGGACACCTTTGTATTTTGCCAACATATTAAATACACTTTCAAGGTGCATTTGTTTTGCATTTACGTACGTGTTTTTAAATATTTCATAACCATCACGCATTTCTGTTCTTGTTCCTAATGCACCCGCTTGGGCAATACCCATAATGGAAGGTGTAGTAACTTGATGACCACTAAAAATATTAGTTTGTATTAATTCATCGATTTTTCCAAAATCCTCTTTTGTTAAATCACTTGTACCTAAATCATCTACAACAGGTTTTCTAGATATATCATTAACAAAAGCAATCATATATTTCTTACCATCTGCTCCACTATATGTTTTACGTAATCTATTATCTACATTACGTTTTTCCTCATCGTTAGGTTCTCCATTTGGTAAGGTAATAAGTTTACTTGCAGAAAACCCTGTTTGTGCATTACCTAAAATATGTTTAGATACCTCAATATCAGATTCAATATAATTTAATGCAGCAAAGTAACTAGGCAATCCATATATACCAATATTAGGTCTATATTCTTTTATGTATAGAATTTGTTTACCTTTTGGTTGTTTAGGATTAAAAGCAGCAATAACATCCGGTTTAACTTTATTATCCTTCCAATCTTCTTTGTACCAATATTGCGTGTTATCTTTATTTGTTCTAATTTTAATGTAATCACAATGCCATAATTCAGCAAGATTGCCTGCTAAATCCCAAATAACTTCTAAATAAGCACCTCCAAAAATTTCAATATCTAAAGATACTTTTCTAGTTAGATCATCTAAGGATTCCACTCTATTTGCATAATCAATAAAGGATTGTGCATCTTGTTCTCCTGACCAACCATTGCCTGTAATATAATGTACTTTGCTTTTAATAATAGCACTATGTTTAGAAGACTTATTGTATAAGTCAACTATATATTCAGGATAATCATTGTTTTCCCCGTATTTAATATAACCACCATCAATGCCTTTTTTCTCAGCAAATTTGGGTTGCCTTGCTTCGGCAAATGTTAATACTCTTAAATCTATCATTGTCTAATTGTATAAGTGTCTGTTGTTGTATATTCAGTATAAGACATAGTAGTACCTAAAAGCCACATAATGCCAGTTTCTAGCTTATTTAAGCCACTAGGATTTATGTTTGAAGTACTAACCTGTTCGTATATTTCATACGTGTATTGACCATTTAATGCAGTGTTAAAGTAGGTATTTGTTACAATACTAAACTCATTAAACCTATCTTTGTATAAACTTGTATCGGTTGCGTTTAATTTAACAAAACTAATAACTTCATTACTACTTCTATTAGTAAATACAAATAAATAATTTGGATTAGTCAATAACTGTTTTTCAGTTAATGTTAATACAATAGTATTTGTTTCGCCTTTAGTTAAATGGATCATTAATTATAAATAGCAATTAAATGAATATTTACAAAATATAAAAGTAAACCAATATGTTTGCTTATTTAGTGGTAAAGTAAATCTATAAGTTTACTAATGCAAAGTAAAACGTGCAATTAAAGTTACGTATTTATATAAATAAGTAACATTTAAAACACGTTATGGCATATATATATATAACATAAAAACCCCCGCCTATAAAAATAAGCAGGGGAACTAACTATGAAAAACTACAAACCTAACCTGCAGTTGTAAGAGCAGCAGCTACTGTACTATTTACTTCAGCACATAAACTAGGTTCAGCACCTGTAAATGTTAAAGTATATCCGCTTCTATCTCCTTCAGCAGTACCGGTTGCGGCACTACCTGCTGTTAGATCTAAAGATCTTGTTTTACCTACATACCAAAACTTACCATTGTTGTCTTTAGCAACTGCAATAAGTCTGTTTTGAGCTAATAAAAGAATTTCATTTCTTGTATTTGCTTGTAACTTATTTAAAATTATTGTTAATTCAGGGGTGAAATATAAAGTACCATTTTGTACATTTGATGCTACGTTTTCAGTAAGCATTGAAGTACCTTTTGTTAATTCATATTTATAAAACCTCTTACCTGTTGCTTTTACTAAAGCGGTAATTACACCACTTGCTTCGGTTGTAGAAGTTACATCTGAACTTGCAATAAAATAAACTTCCGTAATACCACCTAAGGAATCACGACAATCTAGGGTATATCCCTGTGTTAATGCGCACGCCATTTTTGTTTATTTTATTTTATTAAAAAATGGGGAGTATATTCCAACTCCCCTTATAATTAAATTGCTACTTTAACGATTTCATCAGGGAATGCTACGTTTACACCCATTTTGAATTCTGCTGCAAAACGAACTTCATCAGCCTCTTTTGCAAAAAAGATTTCAAACTTTTCCTCTTCGTTCAATAAATCTGTACCTAAGAATAAGTTACTTAATCTCATTGCATAAACATCGTTTGTTCCGTTTAATCCTTGTAAAGCTACTACTTTAATAGAAGTGCCAGGAAGTGTAAACTCAGCATCTGCTTTGCCATCAAAAGCATAATTGAACATATTAGCGTTCTTTAATGCAATTGTGTAAGTTCTGAAAGTATCCATACCACAAACAATAACCATATCTTCAGCAGCTACTACTTTAGCAGGTATTGCTTTGTAAACACCATCAAATAAACTAACTACGTTAGCTGCAGTAATAGAACTTAAAGGAGCACCTGAAATATATCCTGATACGTTAGCATCTACTACACCACTTGCAGCACCAATTAATTTGATGAAACCATCAAACTTATTTAAGTTACCGTTAGCAGAAGCAGTATCTCCTTGCCATAAAGCAGTCTCTAACTGAGAAGCAATTGTTTTAGCTTTTCTATCAGAATAATCTTGCTCAAAAGGAATTGAATCATATTGGCTACCTGTTGGTAAAGCTTTTTGTAAGTATTTAGCTTCTAATGCTTTTGGACATAAAGCCTCTTGTACTTTAATCTTACCTACTGTTACAGTTCTTTGTGTAAAAGAAGTTGTACCTGATGCGTTCCAACCGCAAGTACCACCTGCTTGAAAGAAAGCGTCTGTATCCATAATATTAATGGTTTCTGCTGATTTAACACCAACCATTACGTTACCTGCACTCTTAATAAGAGCAGCAGTTTTTGCACCTAACACTGATGAAGTCACTAACTGTGCTTCGTTTTCTTTTGTGTAGTTGCTTAATGTACTAACTGAAAATGACATTTTTTATAAATTTATTTGTTTAAAATTGCGTTTCTATATTTCTCTAATCTTTCATATTTAGTATCTTTAGTAGATACGTATGATTGAAAAGCGTTTGCTGCTTTTTGAGTTGGTTCTGCAGTTGGAGTGTTGGAAAGTGCTTCTACTAATTCAGCTACTTGTGCAAACCCTTGTTTTATTTTACTCTCTAATTCAGCAATTTTTGTTTCTAATTGAATTTTTTGATCTCTTAATTCTGCTACCATTGCAGTAGTATCTTGTGCAGGTGCAATAGGTGCTGCAGGTGCAACTGGCTCTTCCTCTACAATATCTTCTTTTG